CAGCGTGGCGGCAGAAAAGGACCAGGCCAGAATCGTCTTCAAAGATGCCAAGCGCATGATTGAGGCGAGCCCTAATCTTTCCGCAATCACCAAACTGTATAGGGATGCTATTGAGCTTCCTAAACTGGGTTCTGTGTATCGGGTTGTCTCGGCTGAGGCGTACTCTAAAGAAGGTCTCTCACCAACTATGACGGTGATGGATGAGCTCCACGCTCAGAAGAACCGAGATCTCTATGACACTTTCTCTCTGGCTATGGGTGCGCGTGGCAAGCTGTCCACGCTGATAGCAATTTCTACTGCTGGTGTGCGCATGGATTCCACTGGGCGCGACTCGGTGTGTTACAGCCTCTACCAATACGGTCAGAAGGTTGCACGCGGTGAAGTTGATGATCCGAGCTTCTTTATGGCGGCGTGGGAGGCACCGGAGGAGTCAGACCATCGGAAGCCGGAGACTTGGGCTATCGCTAATCCTGGCTTTGGGGATCTAAACGCTGTCTCGGATTTTGAGTCTGCTGTGAGGAGAACGCCGGAGGCAGAGTTTCGGACTAAGCGCTGCAACCAGTGGGTGAGCTCGCAGACTTCTTGGTTGCCTTCTGGTGCTTGGGAGGCTTGTGAGGAAGCCTTTGAGGTTTCACCTGATGATGAGATTGTCCTTGGCTTTGACGGTTCTTTCTCTGGAGATGCTTCGGTGATTGTGGGCGCTGTTGTGCCAAAGGATGATGAGCCGGTGAAAGTGTTTCTGGTGAAGGCGTGGGAGAAAGACCTGAACCTGCATGATGATGATTGGCGCGTAGACATTGCGGAGGTGGAGCAAACTGTTTTGGACTTCTGTCAAGCTCACCCTAAAGTGCGTGAGGTTGCTTGCGATCCTTTCCGCTGGCAGAGATCTATGCAAGCCCTGGAGGAGCAGGGTGTGCCTATTGTGGAGTGGCCTTCAACTAGCGCAAGGCGTATGGTCCCAGCTTGTGCCAAAGTCTTTGATGCTGTGATGGAGTCCAGGCTGATTCATGACGGTGATCCTTTGCTCGCCAGGCACTTGAGTAATGCGGTGACGAAGATTGACAACCTTGGTCCACGCATTGTGAAAGATGCAAGGAATAGTCCTAGGAAGATAGATGGGGCGGTGGCACTCATAATCGCAGTAGATAGAGCACTGACAGGCGCTAAACTAGAACCAGTGCCACAATTCTTTGGATAGGTGATGATGTCTAACATTCTTCAGATTACTGGCGCAGTGGCTATTACAGCAGGCGCAATCCTTGTCAGTCTCCCTGTGGGGTTGATTGTGGCAGGCGTTTTCATTCTTCTAATCGGATTGGCTTTGGGGCGATAGTGGTATTCAACAAACTTTGGGAAGACAGGGCAATCAGTTTTCAGACAATCTTTGAGACTGGTGATGACATTGTGTTCAGCAGTGTTGCTGGAACTTATGTCAATGAGGACAACGCCTACCAGATCGCAGCTGTCTGGTCTGCAGTGTCGCTTATCAGTGACACTATTGGCACACTCCCAGTGGATGTTTACTACCGCGATGGCGGCAACCGCGAACTATTCAGACCTAAGCCTTCCTGGGTTGCGCAACCTGATGTGAACTTCCCTGGCCACAGCACTTTCTATAAGAGCGTTTTGGTGAGCCTTCTGATTGACGGCAACGCTTTCGTCAGGATATTCAGCAACCCTCGCGGTGAAGTAGTCAACCTGGTGGTCTTGAACCCACATCAGGTGGAGGTGTCCAGGAATGGTTTGGGCCGGCTCATGTTCACTGTTGTCGGTGAAGAGAAGCCTCTGAGCTCCGAGGAAGTCATCTATATCCCTGACCTTTTGAAGCCTGGCACCATCAGGGGTGTGTCTAGGGTGACGGCCATGAAGGAGAATCTAGCTTTAGGCAAGAGCCTTGAGATGTACGCTGCCAATTTCTTCGGCAGTGGGACCACCTTGCAGGGTGTGATTGAGTACCCTAACGCGCTCACCCAAGAGCAGGCAGAGTCACTCCGCAACTCTTTCGACAACGCTCACAAGGGCTGGAGAAAGTCTCAGCGCACAGGAATCCTCTCTGGTGGTGCAACTTTCAAGTCAACACAAGCAGATCCCGAGAAGTCGCAGGCGCTTGAAGCTCGCCGGATGGCTGTCGAGGATGTTGCAAGGATTTGGCGTATCCCTTCTCACATGCTCAATCTGCCAGGCACCAACACCTACAGCAGCGTGGAGCAGAATATGCTCGCCTTTGTCACTCACACGCTGAGGCCATATGTCACGCTCCTGGAGGAATCTTTCACTCCTCTCATGTCTCGCTACCCTGGTGGCGCTGAGAGTTTCTTGCGCTTCAACATGAATGGGCTTTTGCGAGCAGATATTCAAGCCAGATTCTCTGCTTACTCCACCGGCATCCAGTCCGGCTTCCTCACCATCAACGACATTCGAGGCTGGGAAGACCTGGAAGCTCAGGAAGGCGAAGCGGCCACGCAGGTCCGCGTGCCTCTCGCTAATGTGAACTTGTCTGAGTCTGGTGTGCGCGCACAGCGTGAGAAGGTCCAGATGGTCCGCGATCTAGTCTTTGCCGGCTTCAGTCCTGCCGAGGCTATGGAGATGATTGGTCTGCCACCGGTTGCCCACACCGGTTTGCCTTCAGTGCAGTTGCAGGGTGTCGCACAAGTAGATCCGGAGAATCCAGACAGCGCTTACAAGGATGAGGTGCAGTAATGCCGATTGTCAATTCACAGGTAACACTTGGTACAGCTGCGGTTGAGATTGTCGGCCATGACAATATGCCTCACCATGTAATCCTGCACAACATGACGAAGAGCAACAACAATTACATTTTTTTTGGCGGTTCCGCTGTGAGCACTACTAACGCGCCACACATAGATCCAGGCGAGACAATCCAGTTTGACCTGGGACCAGGTGACAGACTCTTTGCTGTGTCGGATCCAGCAGGCCTTGTGGTGGGCGTTTTGGATATTAGACAGGTTGATTAGTGGCTCCTTATTACATTGAAGAGAACAATGGTGATTGTGCTGTGGGGGAGTGGGCCACTGTGAAAGAGGATGGCGAGCTTATGGGATGCCACGCAACTAAAGATGATGCGATTGACCAGGGTGTTGCTATTGCACTCTCTGAGGATTCAACTTTTGAGGGTGAGCGTTCTGAGGAGCGCCTTGACTCTGGACCGCCAGCAGTGATTGTGGACATTGACGGCACTCTCATTGTGGATGGTATGCGCAATGACCGCGTGGTGAACTATGTGGAATCCTTTGATGACACTGAGGTGATCATTGTGACTGGTCGCGCTGAGAATCGCAGGGAAGAGACTGTGACCGAGCTTGACTCTTTAGACATTGACTTTGACCAGCTGATTATGCAACCGAGCGTAAACACTGTCACACCAGACTTCAAGGAGTCTGTGGCTCGGAGACTGTTGGAGACTTTGAATGTGATGGTGGCGATTGATGACGATCCTGAGAACCGCGAAAGATTCCGCGCTCTTGGGATTACCGCTTTGGCTGCTGACGAGGTGCCTGATGTTGAGGGTGAGGACCGAGCTGAACCTGGTGAGCTTTCTGTTGGTGACTTTGTAGAGTGGGACTCTTCCGGTGGTATGGCTAGGGGCCAGATAACTCGCATTGTGATTGACGGTCAGATCAATGTGCCTGACAGTGACTTTGTAATCAATGGGTCCGAGGACAACCCTGCAGCGCTTATCAGGGTGTGGCGTGAGTCTGAGAACGATGAAGGCATGATGGAGTGGAATCCCACTGAAACTCTTGTCGGTCACAGGTTTAGCACCCTGACTTTGATTGACCGGCTGGATGAGCGTTCTGAGATTCGCCAGGTTGACTTGACTCCACCGGCTTACATGCGTGCAAGCGCTCGGAGGGGTTTGCAATGGCATGAGGCTGGCCTGTCTGGTGACGGTTTGATGCCTGCCACAGTGCGTGAAGCTAGGGCTATGGCCGATGGTTCGGTCACAGCGGACAAGTGGGTCCGCATCAGAGCTTTCCTTGCAAGGCACATGGTGGACTTTGATGCACCAGCCGCCTCACCTACCAGTAATGACTTCCCCAGCCCTGGTGTTGTCGCTATCGCACTTTGGGGTGGTGGCACCACAAGGCGGTCTGCGCAACGCGCTATGGACTATGCCGATGGGGTCATTGGTAGAATAGAAGCAGAGAATGAGGGCCGAGCGAAGGGCGAAGCATTGAGCAAGATGGAAACACGCATCAATCCTGCACAGTTTGAACTGCGTGAAACACCAGAGGGCATGACCTTCACTGGTTACGCCGCAGTGTTCAACAGTGACAGTGAGCCTTTGCCTTTCATTGAGCGTATTGAGCCAGGAGCTTTCCGAGGTTCTTTGCGCAACCGCAACGACATCAAAATGCTCTGGAATCACGACGCCGGCCAGCCACTCGCCAGCACAAGGGCTGGCAATCTGCGCCTGACTGAAGATGACCGAGGCCTTTTCGTTGAGGCAACCCTGCCACGCACTACTCTCGGCAATGATGTCCGCGAGCTTGTCTCTACAGGGATCGTTGATTCTATGAGCTTTGGTTTCACTGTTGCACGCGGTGGTGATGAGTGGTCTTCTGACGGCTCTGTGAGGACTCTAAAGAAGGTAGTTCTCAGGGAGGTAAGCATTGTGTCATTCCCTGCCTACCCAGCTACAGCAGGCTCCACAGCGGTTCGAGGTTTAGACAAGGTTGCCAAGCGCGCAGAGGTTGATGCTGATGCTCTCGCTGATGCCCTGCTAAAGATTGAGAACGGTGAAGACATCACCACTGATGACCGCAACCTGATCACAACTGTCCTGGACAAGCTTGCACCGGTTGAGGCACCTGCACAGCTGGACAACGGTTTAGAGATGCTGGCTTTGAAGAAGAAGAAGCTGCAACTTTTGATGGGCTACTAATGGCTTCCAGGACTGATATTGAGCAGGCCATCCTTGATGTTGCAGGGAATCCTGTCTCTGGTGTGATTAGGGAGATGGCTGGGGCTTTCGCTGATGCCATTGTCGCGTTGGATGAGGATCCTGCTGACACACCAAAGAGGGTGAGCCCTGTTCAGGGTACAGTTCAGCAGCGAGAAAAAGAGACTCGCGTTCTTGGGGCTGTTGAACAGCGGTAGCGAGTTTCTCCCTGGCTAGTTTCCCCTTTCGGCTGGCCAGGGTTTTCTCTTTCCAGCAGTAAGGCTCACCTTACTTGGTACCATTGAGGTATCAGATTTGTGCGTTACCGCTGCTGAGAGCTGTTGAGTGTCACCACCGCAGCGCTACCACACAATCACAAACATATTGAAAGGACATTACATGTCTGAGTTCATCAAGACTCAGGAAGAAGTCCGCGCTAACCTGACCATGCAGATCCGCGAAGTTTTGGATGCTGCCGAGCAGGACAAGCGTGGAATCTCTCAGGCTGAGTTAGAAAAAATTGACCGCATTGAGGCTGACATCACTCGCGCTGACGAAGCGCTTGAGGTTGCACGTCGCAATGAGGAGCGCGCTCTTGAGGCTGCTGCAGCTTCTCGCGGTTTTGCTCCTGCTGTTGAGGCTCGCTCCGATGTCGAGGTCTTCCGAGCTATGGCGCGTGGAGAGATCCGCGAGCACTACTTTGGAACTGAACAGCGTGCCACGCTCATTCCTTCGGCAAACACTGTCCCAGTTTCGTTCTTGGACCGCGTTTACAACCTGGCTCGCCTGGTTGGACCGTACCTGGAGACCTCTGAGGTCTTCACGCGGACTTCTGGTGAGGACCTGCGCATCCCTGTGATGACCGCTTACCCTACCGCTGCTGAGTCTGCTGCTGGTTCTGCTATCTCTGAGTCTGAGGGAACTTATAGCTCTCTCCTGATCTCTTTGGCAAAGCAGGGCTTTATATCGAAAATCTCAAATGAACTTTTGAGCGATGCCGGATTCCCACTGGAGCAGAATCTTGCTGAACAGGCTGGCAATGCAATCGGTACGCGAGTCAACGCTGTTGTCCACGCTGCTGTTACTGCTGTTGCTGGTGTGGGTGGTACCGCTGGTACTGCAACCGCTATCACCGCTGACGAGCTGATTGACTTGCAGTTCTCGGCTGATGGGCTCGTGAGGCAGTTGCCTTCGGCGGCTTATATGGTGAACAACTCCACTCTGGGCGCGATTCGCAAGCTCAAGAATGGTGATGGAACCTACATCCTGGATGTTGTCACTGGTGGTCCTTCGACCATCCTTGGTATTCCAGTGATAGTTAATCCGGCACTTCAAAGCATCGCCACCGGAAACAAGCCAGTGTTCTTTGGGGCTTGGGACCAGGTGAAAATCGTGCAAACCGGTTTGTCTGTGGCAGTGTCTCAGGATGCATATTTCGCCAATGACATCACTGGCTTCCGTTACACCTACCGGCTAGGAGCCGCTGTCGCTAACGGCAGCGCTCACATCAAGGCACTCTTGATGCCATAAGGCTGAAAAGCTACCAAGCATCAACCCCTGCCGGTCCTAGTGACTGGTGGGGGTTTTTGCTATTGTGGGCGCATGGCTATAGAGAAACTCAAAGGTGTTGTGTCTGTCGCATCTAACTCACCAGGTCTTCCTACCGGTTACTCGGTGCAGGTGAGCATGTTGGTGGAGCGTATGAAACGGCATGGGATTCATGTTGGTGTGCTGTCCAACTATGGCAATGAGGGTTACATTGCGAAACATCGGACCAAGCATGGTGATATTCCGATCTACCCTAAAGGTTACAAACCTTACTCTGATGATGTGATGCAGTTGTGGCATGACCATCACCGGAGGGACCGAGAGACTCTCCCACACTTCATGCTGACTTTGTACGATGTGTGGGTTTACAACGACCTGGAGACCGATATCCCCATCTATTCTTGGGTGCCTTTAG